TTCCCTCGATTGATGAGCCTTTTATAATTCCCTTATTTACAGAAATACCGTTTTTATCAATAACACAAAGTGTCTCATTATTTGTACTCTTTACAAGAATCTGACCGTCTCGCCCTGTTCCGTCTCCTCCAACCTCAAGAGTTCCACCTCTAATTCTGTCAGCAAGCATTGTACCGACATCAATGAATTCAGCCCTCAAGTGCCCGTCAATAGTCCAAGCATTTAGGTATTCTCCATTAACTCCGTTTCTGCTAAAGCCAATTCCGTTCTGATTTATCTGTATAACATTAACCGCCTGAGCCTTATTGGCAGTGTCCATAACAAGAATACGCCAAGGCTGTACCAAATCTCCATTTTCATTAAACGTGTCCAGCACCACTGCTCCACCTTTAACTCCTGTAATTGTCTTTAGCCCATCATCTAACTTATTATTGATTGTTAGTGCTGTGTCTTTGATTTCCCTAGTCATATTCTGCTCTAACGCAAGAGCGGCGTTACTAACTTTTGCTGTATATGTGCTTTGCCTATTTCCAAATGTGAATACATCTCTTTCCGGCTCATCCAAATGACTTTCTTTTTCAGTTACAAAGTACATGGTCTCTAACTTATGAAATGGACTGATTACTTTTGTATTTCTTCCGACTTTTATTGGACTCGTTGAATTATCTATATGTGATAAATCGACTGCTGATAACTTAAAACTATTAGGTAGCTCTTTACTTAAGATTTCTTTTCTTGCCTTCTTTAGTAAATTTTCAGGAAGAGTAACATCATCCCAAGACTTTGTACCCACAATAACTCCATATCGCTCTATAAGTGCCGGATTTTCCACATAATCAATACCTCCGTTAACAGTTTTTATTGTTATGGCTACTTCATTGACCTTTGCTCCTGTCGGTATTAGTCTTGTATAAAATTCATTATTGTTTTCACTTGACTCATAATCGATCAGGTTTTCATCAACACTAATTATCTGTGTATTATCGTCCCCATAATTCCATATATAATCAAGAAAAATCACTCCATTTTCATGTCGTGTCTTTAAATATCCCCCTAACAGCTTTGTTAACTTTGCATCCAGTTCTTCAAGTGTCTTTGTATAACTATTGTTTTCCCTATGTATGTAATCATTAGAATCCGATACAACAATACTTCCCGTATATATTCTTTTTTCCGTCTCAACCTGTGCATTGTGGTTACCAAGAATATAATCAATATAACCTCTAACTGTACCGCTATAGCCATATGACACTTGTATAGAATCATTTAAAAGTCCAAGTTCACCCTCACAAATAACTGTTTTAGTATTGTAAAAGTCTTTGCTTATGTTGATAACTCTTCCATACCAAACTTCTTCACCATCTCTCTCAACGCTTATGTATGTCTTATACATAACAACATCTTCATAATTTGGATGAAGGAGATTTATATCAAATTCTAATGTTCCGGACTTTCCGACAATCTCTTTTAAAACCGGTGTTACTACTTGATTGTCACTATAGGGTTCTGAGAGCATAAATGTTCTGCCATCTAATATTCCTTTTATGGCGTACATTAAAGTATTCCCCCTTTGTAAATAATTGAAATTACTCCGTTACCAATAAACCTATATACATTATCACCTTCTTTTGTTGCCAACCTGTAGATGTTGTTATTTCCCGGTACCAAGTTATAAGCAGCTCCGTTAAACTCCACTTGCATACTTGAGCTTGAAATAATCAAAGGTATTACCGGCTTAGCCAAACATCTGATATTTAATGTATAGCTCCCATTAACAGCAATGTTCTTATATCTTCTAATAATGCCCGTTTTGAAATTAAACGGATTCCATAACCACCTATCCCCTAACTCTGCATTAACCTCTATCTTATAAGGTTTACACTCACATTCTATTACCACCGTTGAAAAAGGCTTATATTCCTTGTCAAAAGATACCTTACATCTACCCTCATAATAATAACCCTTGTCATTATCAAGAATTATTCTATGATTTTCTCCATGTAAGTAATTTGCAATCTTTGACATATTCATTGCCCATTCACCTGCAGATGTTTCTCTAACCAAAAATGTAGCCGTTATCATACGACTACCATACATAACCTTTCCAAAAACTTTTGTTAAGTCTATGAATCCATCTGCACCACTTAATTTGACTATATTAGTCTTTACTTCCGGGAAGCCTACTTCTATATCTTTACAAACTAACCCAAAATCATTAAACGTATGCTTATTACCAAATGTAATGCCCATATTTCTCATTTCCATTACACAGCACCTCTTAATTCCAAGCTACTTGTAGACCCTAATGCACGATTTACTTCAGGGCTTGCTATCCTTCCAACTTTCTTGCCGTCCATAACTATATAAAACTTAGATAACGCATCTGTTATATTGCCAAGTATATCAATTGATTCGCTACCACCTGATGTAGTGTCAATTGAATCCATTGTCAATTGAGTTGAACGTGCCTCTTGCATAATTCTTGCATTTACCTCATCAAATGTAATAGACTTTGCATTTCCGTTAATTCCTTCTGCAATTCCTGCCGGAATATACTTACCAATCTCGTCTCTCATAAGCCTTGAAGGAGAATGAATACCAAGGAAGTTCTTTGCTGCATCAAATGCTTCTTTGGCTGCGTTCTTTGCCGCCTCTGCAACCTTTCCTGCTGCACTCTTTATTCCATTGGCCATTCCCTCAATAAGCTGTTTGCCAATATCAATTAAATTAATACTCTTTACCGTACTGATAATTTCACTTCCAAGCTTTGTCACTTCAGAAATCACGCTTGAAACTTTTCCTGCTATTCCACTTGCCAATCCTGCTATTATCTGAATACCTGCCTGCATAAGTTGAGTCTGTAAAACCATTATAGCCTTGACTATACTTAATGCCAAATTTGCTATTGCTGATAATATCTGTGGCATTGCCTGCACAAGTCCGCTTAAAAGAGCTCCTATTATCTGTACTCCTGTAGCTAAAATACCCGGCAAATTTGCAACTAAAGTCTTTACTATTTCAATTATTATTTCAGTTGCCTTAGATACCAAGCTAGGAAGATTTTGAGCAATTCCATTTATAAGCGATGTTATAATCCCGATTCCGGTTGTTATGATTGTCGGTAAAGCTGATACTAATGCCTGCACCATGTTTTGTATCACTTGAATAGCTGTCTCTATAATTTGAGGTAATGCGCTACCAATACCGTCGATTAGTGCCTTTAGTATTTCCATACCTTTTTCCAAAAATTCAGGAATACCATCTGCAATTTTTTGCACTAAACTTGATATTATTTCTGCAGTATTGCCAACCGCTTCACCATTAAGTGACATCATTCCCGTAATAAATCCTGTAATTATTTGAATACCTGCAGTAATCAATTCAGGTAATGCATCCATAACAGTACTTATTATGTTTCCGATAACGTCCATCATTGACAATGCAATATTCACTTTTCCGTTCTCAAATCCTGACAATATTCCAAGTATCAAATCTGCTCCGGATTTCAAAAGCATCGGCAACGCTGTCGCTATCGCTGTTATTAGACCGCTTATAATTGTTCCTGCTGCTGAGATAATATTGGGTAGTGCTGACACAAGTCCACTTACCAAATTTGTTATAATCCCAACGCCACTCTGTAACAGCTGTGGTAAATTAGTTGATATTCCTGAATTTAATGATGTAACAAAGCTCATTGCCGAACCTTGCCAATCATAGTTAATCAGCGTGTTTGCAATCTCTGTAACCAAGTTTGTAATGACTGATAAAACCTTAGGAATACCTGCAACTATGCCTTCAACTATTCCAACAACCAGTCCCGGAACTGCAGCTAGTATATTACCTAGCATAGGCATAAGATTGTCAAAAACAAATGTAAATACACTTTCAGTTAATGCCTGTAATTTCGGGCCTATATCTTCACCAAGCGCAATAGATCCCATTAAGTTTTGAGCCGCCGCCTTCATTGCAGACATAGATCCCTCAAATGTCGTTGCACCCTCTCTTGCTGTTGTTCCGGTAACTCCTAATTCATCTTGTATGACATGAATTGCACTGTACACATCTGATAAGTTATTCATGTCATACTTGACCCCTGTCAGCTTTTGAGCATCTGAAAGCAAACGCTCCATCTCAGTTTTTGTACCGCCATATCCCAACTTGAGGTTATCAAGCATATTATAGTTTCCTTTGGCAAATCCTTGGTACGCCATTTGGATACTATCCATTGCTGTTCCCATCTTATTTGCATTATCCGACATATCAACAATAGCCATATTTGCCGTCTCTGCCGCCTTTGCTGTATCTCCGCCAACACCTTTAAGCAAAGCGGCGGCAAAGCTTGTTGAGGTTTGCATATAGTCATTTGCACTCATTCCGGCTGTTTTATATGCCTCATTTGCATGCTTTATCATTGTATCAGAAGATTCCTTATACAATGTTTCTATACCACCTATAGACTGCTGCAATGCACTTCCTTCGCTAAGAGTAGACTTTATCAGCGCTCCAATTCCTGCTGCTGCAATCGCACCTTTAATAGCACCTGCAATATTTAGTCCTGCACTATTTCCTGCGCTCTCAGCCTCTCCACCAAGCTCTTCAGTCAACCTGCCCTTTATTCCATCTGCCGAAGGTATGATTTGCACATATGCCTTAGCAATTTCTGTTCCTGCCAAATGTTCACCCCCTCATCTTATTCCAGGCATTTTCAAAACTTTTGCCATCACTGAAACCAATAATATTATCTACATTATCAGCATTTTCAATTTCCTCAAATAGTGATTTAGGCTTATTTCTATTCTTGGCCCCGTCTCTCGTTTTCATCCAAACCATCAGCCTAAGATAATCAACAATCATCATCTTTAACGCTTGATCAACACTAAACTTTGCTCCTGACAGTAACATCTTACTTCTACTATCTTCCCTTAACCCTGCTACTAATACAGCAATAAAAGAAGGCTCATATGCCTCATAGTTGTATATATGATAAACTTCTGCAAGGTCGCATATCATAGCCTCTTCATTGCACATCATAGCAGCAAGGATTAAGAGTTTTTTAATTCTTTTACACTCTCACAAACATCTGTGAATAGTTCACTTATTTTTTCTATTGGAACTCTACCCTTATCATCAGCTAAAAATTCCAACATTCTCTCGAACTGTTCCTCACCAAATATCTTTTCCATAGCTTCGGAATAAAGAGTGATATCATCATCTTTTGACGCTCTGGCCAACATTCTTATCATTCTAAAATCATTAAGATTTTTCTCATCGATCTCAAACTCAAAACCGTTCTTTGATTTTCCTGCTATCATTCTTTAACCCTTCTTCATATACTCAATATGTGTATTTCCATCTGTATTCGGTAATGCCGAAACAGTAACCTGATAGCCTAATGCTTCACTGTCAGCATACTTAATTTCACCTGTCTCAGTTATCTTTCCATTAGGTATTACAACTCTTTTAGCAACATTATCCCTAAGGATCATATCAATGACGTATACGGCCTCTTCTCTTTCCTTAGAGTTAGCCTTTATAGTAATGCCGGCAGAGATATCACCTGCAACATTATCCTCACCATATATCATTTTTAAAACTTCAACATTAAGTCCCTCAATCATTGTGAACTCAAATGTATCAGGTCTCTCTTTCTCAAACTCTAATACAGTATCGCCTCCCCATGCCTTAACAGAATCTGTTTCAGCCGAATTTGAATTTGTTACTCCATCCTCTGAAATATAACCAAGATTTTTAAATGCCTGGTCCAACTCACTTACCGCATCACCGGGTATTGCAGTCCCAAGCGGTGCTCTAAACACCGCTCCACCTACCTTTGGTTTACCGGTGGTTACATTCTTAGCATTATTCTTAGACATTTTTGCTCCTTTCTAAATAAAAAGCATCCTGAATCAATCAGAATGCTTAATCAAAAAACACAATATTATATACAGCTTGGTATCTGTACCTTTTTGTTGCTGTATCTGTAAAATTATAATCACTATTCAGTTTACAGCTACTTATCTCAGGTAACTCTATCATCACATCCATTGCCTTTTTAACTTTATCATTCAATACTGCTGCATTAAGCAAAGTATCAGAATATGATTGTAATGCTACCGTTGCATGATAAATATAGTCTTCCATTCCTGATGATGTCTTTTCAACAATAATGAACTCTTTTGGCGGACTTTCAGGAATTTCCGCATATACCTTTATCCCCAGCTTATCTCTTAGATGTTTTATAATCCTACTTTCAATCATCTATGAACCGCCCTTAACAAGGTATTATTCCTCATGTTCATCTCATAACCTCGTCTATTTCTATTACTGACACTCGCATATGCTCTTGTACCTGCAATTCTAACTTCAAAGTCTCCACCGGCCTCATTTGCTATTCTTGTAGCCTGTTCCTCTACACTTGATTGAATTTCTTCACTCTTAAGCATAGCCCTAATACCCGGACTGTTTAGTTCAATTCTAACTTTACCCATTGTATCTTTCCACCATGACTTTCTTATTCCAATCAAGTGGAATCAAGCTTTCAATTCCTTCCTGTGGAATACCAAATGTCTTCCAAGTGTTACCAAAAAATCTAACTCTTTTATTTTCCCAATTATGATTATCACCTTTAGGAATTGCAAGAGTATAGACAGCTGTTCTTCCATAAAGCTGTGTAGAATCTGTTATATCGGTAGATGATGCAGGTGCAACCAAAACATTACTAATGACAACTTCTCTCTCAGTTAATATTTCTGCACCAAACTCATCTTCTCCATCTACAACTGTCTCAAGCAATACAACATCAATTCCCTTAATTCTCGCCATATAACTCTATCGTCCTCAATCTTTGCCTTCTAAGTCCCAGTCTTGAGAGTTCCGACTTTTTAATAAATAATCCACCACCCGGCACTAAATAGGTACCGCTCCAACTATATCCAAGTGCTGATTGAGATTCCTGTGTAATCGGCTCACTATCTGTTGAAGTCATGAGTGTTCTGGCAACTACATCAACTACTACGGACCGCACAACGCTTCCATATATGCTAGACTCTTCTATTAGCTTATCAAGGTCTTTACCTACCTTTTGAGCCTCTAATCTGAGTGAATCCGAGACTATATCAAGTAATGCTGTTGCACGTTCTTCTTCTCCGGCCTTTAAAGGTCTCCACAAGGTACTCACATCATTAATCGTTGCAAATGCTGTCATTGCTTATCACCATTTTTAGGCTTCTCTTTTTTGGTTTCTTTTATTTCTATCCAGTATTTACCCTGAATAGGGGAGGCGGATTCAACAACCGCCCCTGTTACTGTATTTTGATATTTCATAAACTTAAGCCTCTGTAATTCTTGCAAAGAATTCAGGTGCCAAAATTCCCCAACCGATATAGATTTCAGTTCTCAAGTATACCTGATTGTATCCCTTTAAATCTTTTCCGGAATTATCAGGATCACCATACTGAATTACTTCAAGTGGGATCTCTTTTGCAATTCCCCATTTAAAAGCATTTGAAAAGTCACCAACATAAGCGTGCACCTTTGAAGTTGCAAAATTTACAGTGTTATTTGTGTCAGACATTCTTCCGGCAAATGCCTCCGGATTTCCTCCAAATCTGAATTCAGGATATAAAGTAATTCCATTCGCTTTGATTTTAGACATTGCAGCACCGAATGTTTTAGAAAATGCAAAACCTGTTACATCTCCTTCAGAACCATCTACCAATGCAATCGCTGCATCAAGGTTATCATCTGCATTTGCTGCTGCATAAGTTACTTGCTGTGAAACCAAGGAATCAAAGTTGTTTGTGCCAATTACAGCTGAAGCAGTTTTTGTTCTTGGATTTAATCCATGGAATGCACAGATATCCAAGCCTCTGGCAACTTTAGCCGAAAAACCGTCGTTAAATGCTCTTAATACATCTAACTGTTTTTCCTCTGATGCATACAAGAACTCATCTGAGATTCTTGCACCATACTCCAATTTGATTGGAATCATTTTTACCGGTTCAAACTTGATTCCACCTTCTGTTTTTTTACCGTTTTCTGCTACTACATCAACCTCGTTGTCCATTGAAAAAGTCATCATTTCATTTCCAACAAATGAGATAGGTATCTGACCTGATAACTTTGCTAATGTTGATTTCCCTTTTACTTTGTTTAATAAATCTGCTACTAATTCCGGCTGAAATAATGTTCTTGCTTCGTTTGCCATTTTTTATTCTCCTTTTAATTCTTTCAACATGCCTTTTAAGGCTTTATCTTTCGAATCTACATTCGGTTCAGTGCTCTTAAGCGGTGGCTCATGATGAGTGTTTTTAATCCATCCGGCCAGTTTCTCAGCATCTTTCTTTAGTGCTTCCTCATTATCTCCCTGAACCCTTGAAACCATATCGTAAGGCAAGCCTGCCTCTAAAGCTATTCTCGTTTTTACTGAGTCGGTCTCATACTGCTTTAGTTTCGCATCTTTGATTGCTGCATCCTCGGGTGAAAGATATCCTTTATACTTCTCCTTCACTTCATCTGCAGAAAGGTAGCCCTCATACTTGCTTGCTACATCCTCCGGAGATAAATACCCCTCAAATTCTTTTCTTACGCTTCTTTTAGCCTGCTCTACTCTTTCCACAATGATTGCATTTAATGCTTCCTGTGTTTCAATTGGTGTAAATTCCGCCATTTTTTGTTCCTTTCTCCAATTACCGCTTGGGGTGCGTATTTTTTATATAGTAAAAGAGCAATCTTTTCAGATCGCTCTAGTAACTAACTCTTATTTTTCTCTTTTCCTTATGCTCTTTGCATAGCCAATGAGCTAATACAACACTATCTAATAAAGCTATCTCAACCCCCTCTTTGTTGGCTTTATACCCTTGTCCGCCTTTTGTTCCTATAGCTCGCTTTTCGCAATTGGTAGCAGACTGCTGCAAGGATGGTTGACCAAAATGGGTTATACTTTGTTCTTCCAAGGCCTGCTCAAAAATAGTATGAGCACTTATTACATCATTAACTGATGCTTTTTTTATTTTTATTCTAATCCTTGCATCTTTAATTAAACTCTCTAATACTTCGAATCCGGATTCTCCATCAACCGCAATTTCTTTGATACCTGTCTGCTTAATAAACGCCACAATCCAATCAAGACCGGATCTTATCGGTCTACAATCATATCCATCTATCAGTATTTTTTCATCAGAGGTCTTACATGCCAGAGACAACGCCACGTTTAACCCATCATAACCAAATTTAATACCAATTACCGGCATTCCTTGCAACTTTGGCTTTTCGGTTATTTCTAATTGCTTCCATTCTGTTAATGTTATTGCTGATTTTTGGTTATACTTCAACCATAGTCCAAGACGTTGAATATTAAAATCTATTTCGTCTGAGCCTATTTCAGATCTAACATTTCTCTCTGTAAATATTGTTCCCAGTGAAGGGTTTGTTTGATACCAGGCATCTACATCGTTTTGGTCTGTCATGGTATCTACAGACCATTCCGCCCATCCGGCATCTTCCTTTTTTCCCTTGATGACATCATCTCGATACTTTTGAAAAACTGTACCTGCAGACACAACAGTCGGTGGTGTCCCACAATAAAGTGTCATAGGATTTTTAGAATCTGTCACAACATATTTCAAAGCAGTGTCTTGATCGTCTGTATATTCTTGTGCCTCGTCTATTATTAGAATATCGAATCCCTCACCCAGTCCTCCTTTGCTTGACCTTGTGCGGAAACATATACAGGCATCCGAGTCGTCTAACATCTCAATACGTTCTAAACCAAATTGTGCAAGTGTTTTGTAATCTTCTTTTTCCCTTAAACCGGTTTTGGAAAGTGCCCTCCCTATTTTCTCCCATGCACTGTGTGAGGTTGTAGTTCTGTGAGCCGTATACAGGACTCTAAGGCCATTTAAAAGTCCCCACATTGCAACCATAATAAGAATTTCACTTTTTCCATTTCGTCTAGGCACTGAATAACCAAATTTTTGATGCAACCAAAGTTCATCATCATTTAAGGCCATAATATCGTACACCATGAGTTCTTGCCATTCTTGTGCAGTTCTCCCTGTCTTATTGTACAATTCTATTGCTTCATTTCCCTTTGTTTTGGTATACGGGAGTACAAATGACCGGCTCGGGAGTTGGCTCCCTTTTCGCACTGCTGCCATTTTTCTCTCCCTTTAATTATTTTATTGTATAAAAAAAGACATCCTTACGGAGGTCTTTATCGTTATAAATAATTATCTTTCACAGTAATTATTATATTTCCTCTATTGATTTTATTTCAGATTCGTCTAATTCTATTCCTGCTCGTGCAGCCTTGCTTGGAATTATTCCGATGCTGTCAAGATACGGTTCTTCATTTTCTTCTGCTGTACAAAACATATCAACATAACCCACTATGGTCTCACCATTGACAGTCTCAACCCTTACATGTTTAAACAAATACTTTTCTAAATCCATTCGTCGTTTCTCCTAGCCGGAACTGCATGAGTTCTCTTCTTTGAATAATGAATAACAAACCTATTAGTCTCTTCTTGTTTTTCACCCATATTATAGCCTATGTTATTTTTCATTTCAATTATTTCCTTAATTTGCCCGTTCTTTTTAATGTGAACAACACCTGTTCCATGCCTTTCGTCTATAATTCTTTGCAGAGTCTTCTCATCTACCGTGAAATAACTTCTTCCGGGAGTTCTTGTAGCTTCCATATGTGGAGCTTGTTTCTCCGGATTTAATTCTTTTGTAAGTTCTCCACTCTTTAATCGCCTTAGCAATTCCCTTTTTGCTTCCCTCTCTTCAGCTTTCTGCTTCTGTTCAAGTTCAAATTCTTGTTCATTTCTCAGCCTTTCCCACTCTTTCAAACTCTTTTCTTTTTTACTGTATAAATTTTTAGCCAACCCTTTAACCGGTACATACAACACCTGACACCGACAATTAGAATGCCTACGGAATACCTCATTTCCTGTTCTTTTAACGGATTCATAATCATATTCTCCGACCATATTGTTACACCACTCACAACATTTCCCGATTGATTTCCTTGTGATTTTTGTTTGTAGCCCTGAGTTGTAATGGAATTCTGCATTTGCCTGTACAGATTTATCAACTGCTGACATAGAAACATTTTCTATCTGCTGCTTTACAGCTTCACTTTTATCCGGATAATTCGGAGCATTTACAACCTCCCTAACAATTCCATCTACCTTCCTGTCTTCAAAGAATGGCCTTAGCGCTTTTATGCTTATACCTGCTTTTTTATTTAGTGCGTTTTGTATACTCTCACAAACATCTGAGACCACTTCGTGATTATGTATTAATGTACCCGGTATAATAATTTGTGCAACCTCCTGTGGAACAACACCATCAAGCAAATTTTCTTTCAATTCATTGTCTATAAGTTCGCCTATAATTTGACCTGTCAAAGAGGAAAAAGTACTGGCATCTGCATATGTCGCCTCTAATTCTTCAACCTTTTTCAGTATTTTTTGTAATCCGGCATTCTTCTTCACTGCCTTTTTATACAGCTCTTTAATTCTGTCTAGAATTTCATCCATTTATGCCTCCGATTTTATTCCGGTAAGCTCACGCATGTTATTCTCTCCCAGATATCCCGGTATCGCCTGATTAATTTTTATTGCTCCATCCCCAATTGAGGACAGCATTGCCGCATCCGGTTCAAAAATTGGTTCCCACATAGCCTTGGTTAAATAAAACTGCTGCCTCTTATATTGTATATCATCCCTCAAGCAAGCGGACAAAAATCCAACATTCAACAATCCACTCGAAAAGTTTCTTTGTGCTTTTCTTGCCATCAATCTCAAGTTATCATGTGATGCCTTGATTGCTTCAGCACTTGCAGGATTTCCTGTAGCAAAACCTAAGTCATCCAAAGTTAAACCACATTCTCCTGCAAAGAGTGAAGCAAACATTTTCAACTGAGATAAATGAGGCTCCATACTCTGTTGGGCGAATTGGCCAAATGTCGGAGATCTTCCATCTTCGTTTTCATCTATTTGAAGCATACTGGACATTGCCGATTTCCATTTATCCAATGTTTCCATTTCCGGATCTGTTCCAACAATATATTTCTGTGGGAAGGAAAAGAATTCTGCAGATATTTCTGAACGCTTTATGGTTCTTACAGCACTACCTACAATATTCATACAAGATCGAGAAATTCGAGACCTTCCAAATACTCTCACTGCATCGGGTTTGTAGATAATCGGCACCAGCAATGGATGCTCTACTTCACTGTAAAAAACTTCTTCTTGTGTCCCTTGGTGATAATAAACTGTTGACCCTCTCAAAAAATGTGCTTCCAAGGTAGGATTGTCTGTGTCGTCTCTTTCCAGTACGGCATACCCTTCTTTTAGTAATCCCGTAATCGGATCAATAATTCCGGTAGCGTTTGCCCCATCAATCACTTGTAATCTTGGGAATCCGTCATTCCCTTGACTGATATAGATAAAGCAGCATGAAGAAATCAAAGCAGACAAAATAGCACTATCAAAGAGTACATCAGGATTGTTCATTGTAAATATTTCGTTTAAATCAAAATTATCATCTCCAAATTCACGAAAAACGACTCTATCAGCTAGAGAATCAACAGCTTTCCCACACCACCCGAGGACTGATTGCCACTCTCTTAGTGGTGGTGGTGTTGAAATTCCAAAGTCCCTTGTATAGTTTTTCATGTCATAAAATTTATAACGCGTTAGAACCCTAGAGCGCTTCAATGCCAGCTTTTTTCTAAGGTACCCAATACCCTTGTATTCACTCATTGTTTCTATTTCCTTTGCTTATTTTTTATTTCAGCGAGATATTTTCCCAGTACGGCGTGGGGTTCGCTTTGAATCAGCACAACGGGGCATATGCCCCCCTAAATTGACTGACAATACTTTACCCAATCAATATTCTGTGGAAGATTACGATTACCTATTGCTACCAATTCATTTTCTGTATCTCCGCTTTTTGGTTTATTATATTTAAATATCTTATCGCTTTTCTCCCTGTTACAACACATGTGTGCAAGTTGCAAATTGTCAATATCTGACGGATGTCCACCCTTGCTTACAGGTATAATATGGTCTATACACTTACTCATAGGGTTTGGCCACCTAAGACTCATGTCAACCGGCTTACCGCATATACCGCATATTGTTCGTGTTGCATATATCTTTCTCTTGTTCTTCTCAAACGCACCTCTATGCGTTCCGTCCTTGTCAGGTCTATTCCTTGCCGGCATTTAACACTCCTTATAACTTTAAAGAGCACCCCAATTTCTTGAGGTGCCCTTTAGGAGAAACACATGTCATTTCAATTCACAGCCCTTGGCCTGTGAATCTTATGATATCAATATATCACGTTTTTAACTTTATGAGTGACCCTCTTTTTTAAATCATTAGATTTTCTTTTTTCTTTGATAGCAAATAATAAAATCTTCTACGAGTTTCATAGTATTTTCTCCTGCTGCACGGCATTCCCATAACGCTTCTTAAATACTGATATGTTACTCCTTCTTCTGTAATTGCTTTAAGTAAATATCTATATAAGTCTTTGTCTGTCTCCACAATAGTACTTTCTATAAGTTCACACTTATCTTTTAAAATAGTTCTTTTTATAGCAAGTGCCATTGTGCTGTCTCCTATCCCTTTCCCACCACCTCCACCACATCCACTCTTTAAAGAATTAATTTTACTTGATAGTTCCTCCTTCCATTCACCATACTGCAAACAAAAATAATATAGTTCCCTTGCCTTCTTTACACTTATCCTATATTTTCCCCATTCTTCTTTATTTACCTTCACGATTTTCTACCTCGCTTTACAGCTTTGCCATTTCTACTTCAAGTGCCTTTACTATTTCTGCAGCTCTTTTTTCTCCGACACCTTTTACACCTCTAACTATATCAGCAATGTATTGTATATCGATTCCCGGAACTGCTGCCTTGCCGTCTTCAAAACCACTCTTATATATACTCTTCACATAGTTATTCATTTGATTATGATCATATCTTTTTATTCGCTCATATTCTTTCCTGTTGATTACTATATCTTTTTGTATTGCCATACCTACTCCTCACATTTTTCAAGTTTTATTTTCTTAAGTGTCTCTATCAGTTCATTTGTATAATCTTCTGCTATACTACGCTTTATTTCCAATGCACATACATTCGTATACCATCTGAGGCTTGAACCTTTATCATCACTGATAGGTCCTTCAACATTCGTCTCTCCACCTTTAATATCCACAAGACTTCTTTCAATCAAATTCAAATATTCCTGCTCAAACATTCTTATTATGCTTATATCACTTTCAGACTGAATTACTCTGTATGTCTTTTCTATAGTTACATTGGAGACAATATAAGGACTATATCCCCTATCTTTTGTATAATCATTGTTCAGCATTGATGTATCTATCATTTCTGAAATCTCATATTGCATATTTCCACCTTTGCCATACAATACAGACTCTGTTCGCTCCGGTAAATCTCCTACAAGCTTTACCAGTGCTCCCTTAACTTCTTTAGTTATAAAATCTTTGCGTATGCCTAGAGTCCAATTTGGAGTATCTATAATCAAGTCGTCATCTTCACTTTTATATATTCTCAATGCATCATACTTATATGCTTTCTTTATCCACTTCTCAAATACTGATTGCTTAATAAACATATCCATTCCTTCCTGTGATTTTAATTAAACGGTAATCCTTCATCATCAACTCCATCCGGAATATTCATAAATCCGTCTGCATCAACACATGTGCCTTGATTGCTTGTACCTTTACTGTTAGCACTCTCCTCTTTGCTGTCTGCAAACTCTTGACTATCTAAGATAACCTCTGTTGTATATACCTTTTGCCCTTCTTTATTCGTATAGTTACCTGTCTGTATCCTTCCTGATACCAATACTCTCATGCCCTGTCTAAAATACTTCTCTGCAAATTCTGCTGCCTTTGAAAATGCTACACAGTTTATAAAATCAGCTGATTGTTCTCCCTGCTTCTTTATAGCTCTATCAATAGCCAATGTATACCTTGCTACCGCCATTGAATTCTCACCACTTGTATATCTCACTTCAGGATCTCTTGTGAGTCTCCCCATTAATATTACTCTATTCATTATTTCTCCTTCCAAATGCTTATCTTTACAGCTTATCTATACTTGTTTGAAGTATATTTTTTTATTTCCGTTATCGGTCTCGCTATTTATACTCTCATTTTTGCTCCTTTTCTATCTTTGGAAAATTGAACTCTATCTGGCCTGGTACCGTGGTATCTTCTATCCACCACCGAAACACACCTTCACCATCTGCCCAAGAACCGTACGTATCATTCTTTCCTGCTTCTTTACGCAGTTTGAGCATTTTATCAAACGCTTTAATATACAATTCTTTGTATCTTGGGAAAGTAGCTATATCTCTAATCTTTTCAGATTTTCTTGCAAGAGGACATAATATGCACCCAACCCTTTTATATCCCATGTTATATAATTCATTGTATTCGATATTGTTTTCGTCAATATAATCCCAAACATCACTATCGCTCCACTCATAGATTGGATTAACTATAATCCTTTTATGCTTCTTTGCTGTAGTTACAAGGGTACAATCCCAAACCTCATCTTGGGTTTGGACATCTTTAAAAACCTCTTGTACATGTGAGAGATCAAAATATTTTGCATCACTTTTCTTTGTACCCCATGTAGTAAATATACCTCTACCTTGTCTGTTTCTCGATTCTAATGCCCTGACACCTAAGGCTACTACTCGATTTTTTTCAGTATTTTCTTTAAAAGTACTACAACAATACCTAGCTCTCCTTGTAGGTGGTATTCCTTTCCTTGCGATTAACTCAAACATATTTATCGGTTCACCCTTGTACATAGGTGATCTCTTATATGCATTTATTCCCTGTTCACGTAACTTCTCAAAAACCTTATTTATGTGTTTATTAGTTTGAGGGGCATCTACAGTTGTTACACTATGTGAAACCTCAAATTCTATTCCTGACTTTAGAGCCAAATCAAGCAAAACATCACTATCCTTACCGCCACTATAAGTAACAACTAAAAGCTTGTCATAAAAATCTTTTGCTATATTTTCAGCTGTTTTAAAAGCCTCAATAGCTTTATTTATTTTCTCTTCGTTCATTCTTTTCTTTCTCTCCCTCATTCCTCAGTTTTTTCCATTTTGGAAATACCTTCCGAATCGCCCTCATACTTAGTATTTACTAAGCTTTTGTCACTTTTCATTCTCCACCTTCTTTATATTCTCACTTATCCACATTTCATAAGGATTCTTAACCTCAGTACTTTCAAAAGATAGCCTATGAATTGTGGATAACTCTTTAATTTCTTTCCAAAGTTCCCAATCACTTAGCTTTTTACCCTTTGAATTTGTCCAGGCTGATTTTTCCCATTCTAAAATCCATCCGTTTTGAAATGCTCTAAAAACATACTCACACCTAGTAAATACTAGGACTGAACAACTTTTTGTTAATCTCTTCAACGCATCTTTCAATGCAAGCAATGTTAGTCTATTCTCTGTAGCTCTTTCCTCATACCCAACTCCACTTCTGGTTACAGGACTGCCATCTTTTTTTATAAATTCTATTACATAGCCATAACCACCGTTTCTCTTTGCAGGCCCTCTTATTGATGTGGTTATGTAAATATTGACTCTACATTCTGTTTCCACTTAGTCTCCTCTCTTCCTACAGCTCCGGTACTTGGTAGCTTTTGCATCATATATCTTTGATATGGATAACCTGTAACAGGATTTTCTCCTTGTATCACGCTATCAGCTATTATGTAGTATCCTTTTTTCGGTCTTGGCTCTTTCGGCCAACTCTTTCTACGCATTATCTTGCTTTCCGCCTGTGGCTCTATCAGATTGCCCCTGCTGCGTGTATAAGAAGATTTGCCATCCGGGTCCTTTGTTTCAGCTTTAACTATATATTCCGCCAGTCTCTGATATGCCCCTTCTTCGTATAGATCAGTCAGAGCAATATGGCCATACTCCCAATATTTTCTTATAAGATGAAGCATATTTACCGGATCAGTGATGTTTTCAACTATTATGTGGTGATGCAAGGCATTCCCCTTTTTACCCATCTCAGTCACTCCGATATACTTGAAACTTATCCCATGTTTTTTCAAATCCAGCCTCATCTTCTTGAAAAAATTGCTTAACTGGTCCTTCGCCTCTTTGAAGTTCTCAGGTCTGAGTTCTTTTTTATACTTTAGTACGATATGCCAATCTCCTGATTTAAAATTCCCCAATATCAATCTTTGTATTTTTCTTACCCTGTTGGCATGGTTCTGCTTTTTTATCACTTCCGGAGATGCCTTCTCTTTTTTCTCTCTGCTTTTCCCCGGAGCTCCATAGTTACCCGGATAAAAATTGTGAACCTCTATTATCTCTTTATGCTTTCCTAGGTTATACATCTTTTTAACATACATTTTTCTACGCTCCTTAGTCGTAACTTTAATATTTTAATCAAGCAGTTAAAGGTGGATTACTCCACGTTTTTCTTGACTTTTAAAACCAAAAAGCATAGAATATTTATGTCAAGTAGATGCTTTTTAGCATTATGAGCCTGTAACAAAGACAGGCTCATTTTTTATACATTTCATTATTTTGTTAAAACCTTTTATTTGTTTCAAATTCTTTTCTAAATTCCTTATCTGAACTTGTTATGAATACCGGTACATCATCAAACTCTCCATGATGTCCTCTATCAGTCACATTTGCTATGTAGAACTGACTTTCATAGCCTCTTTTTTCATTGATCTGATGCCATACACTTCCAATAAATCTTTTCAGGACAGTTCCTTTAGTCACTGACCGTGCAGTAGTCCTTAAATTCTCATACTCGTAATCATTATCTACCCAACTACATACCTGTCCCAATTCCTTTCCTCCCAGAAGTCCATGCCCATTATATTTATTTTGTGAGAAAGGCCATTTCTGTTATGTGATGTCTTTTTTGCCGCTTCCGACATTGTTCCGCCACAATCTAATACAAGTTTTGCTTCACGCAGTTCTTCTTTAGTCCAATAGTTATATGTCCTATTAGTTACATAGTTACACCATCTACTTTTATCCCATAGATCTTTACCCATATATTGAAGTTTTCTTTGTACACTTCCATATGATCTATTAAGTCGATCTGCTATTGCTGACAGCTTTTTATTCTGTTTCATCATGTCGATTACAATTTCAAGTTCTTCCGCTGTCCACAACCTTTGCTTTACTTTCTTCTTTTTCATAGCAACATCATCCCTATAATTACTCCTACAACGATTAGTCCAACGCAAATAGTAATCTTTTCAACTATGGCTATTGTTTCCTCAATGTTATTATTACACTCAATAATATTTTCAAATTCCTCTTTTTTTACTAGGATATATCCACCTTCATTTTTATCCTTAAAAACATTAGGTACCTGTATTTGTCTATCCTCATCTCTTTGAATATTTTTATTCATGTATGTTCTCCCTTATCCTAAACTATCCCTAAATACTCTTTTATTACTCCTGCTGCATCATCAAATCCATAACAGACCACTGCTGCATAGCCTTGCTTATTCAAATTCTTTAGCCATTCATCTTGTAAATCAGTTGTTCTATTCTTTCCGAACTTCATCTCAATAAATAAGCCGTTCTTTCCATGTCTGCTTACCGGAAGAAACAGATCAGGAACTCCTGCCTTTACTCCCTGCCTCTTAAGATTTATTGCCTCCAGTCTGTTTCTACTCCCACCATTTGGAATGTGAAACAGTAGACTTAATTCCTTATGAGTGCCCGACATCAAATTAGCCCAGTCAATCAAAAGAGCCTGCTCCGTTGCCTCTGACTTCTTTTTGTCCTGTAATCTCACTTTCTACCCTTCCCCTGTAACTTTATATCCTCATTCAGCCACTTATTAAGCCCATCCGTCTCAAAAATAATGTGACTGTTTCTCTTTAGTGGGTTCATTTTTCTTGCAAAGTTCTGTCTCGGATTTCTAAATATTTCCATTAACATTTCTCTGGGAAAGCCCATATCACAAAGTTCACTAATCTTCATTATCTGTTTCGGATATTCCATTGTTCCTCGTCTCCTTCCATAACTCTATAAGTTCATGAGCTATTAGTGATACTTGCTCCACTGTTCCATGAATATACAGATCCTCAACTAATCTTAGTAAAATACTTTCCAACCTTTTTTGTTCTTCTGTCATCACTGTTCACCCCTAAATTTCTTCTGCTTCATATATTGTCATTCAATATCATTCCTTAAATCACATTTCTTATTTCTTTTACTATTTCTAATGCATCTTCCAATACTTTCTTCTTTTCTTTCCACTTTCTATAATCACTTGTATTTGAGAAGGCAAAATTAGCCTTCCACCTACAGCAACTTATAGCCTTCTCAACAAGTCTTATTAACTCTGCTCCATTGTTCCGGTTTATCTTATTATCCATTTTCATGATTACTCCTTATTTTTTCCTAGGAAAAGATTCACAAAGTAGACTTGACCTTTCCCGGATACTTTGGTTGTCTTAGTGACTACTGTGACACCCTCGGAATTTATATAGCTGCTCTCTTTAATTTCAAACAACTGCTGCTCCATTGCTCTTTGAGTAGGCATATTTCTGCTACTACCGGATTTCATTAGATATCCCTTGTCCCTAAGCCACGCAAACAACCTTGTCTGTCCAATATTTACTCCGTTTTGCTTAAGCAATTTTGCAAGCTCTCCCACAAGTATTGATGTGTGACTTGCCGATACCGACTTTGCAAAGAGTGCTAAAGGCTGAAGCTTCTCATTCTCTTCCTCAAGCGATTTTCTTGCTTCCCTTTCTTCTTTTAACGCCTTAAATGCCTCTATCATAAAGTCAGGGTTATTAATGAGCTCTTCCGTAGCGTATAATCCATGTTTACGAACTGATTTAAGTATCTGTTTTACTTCTCTCTTAAATTCCTTTGCTATCGGCTTTCTACTCTGCATCAAGACTTCATACAGTCCATCTTCTGTTAAGAACCACATTTCACGATTTTGACCTGACACAAACAATGTTTGTATCAGCTTTTCATTATCATCTACAGTTCTCATCATTGTTGAAATATCACTATGCTCAATACAATTTGCAACATCCTTAGCTAAGAACAGAGGGTTTTCAAAATCTCCATATATCTTGAACTCTTTACCCAACACTTCCCTCTGCTCTATAATCTTCAGATCATTCAAAATCTCACCTCTTTTCTTTTTTTAATACGCAAATACCTCCTAACTTGCCTTATCAATTTCCTTAGCCTTTTGCTCATTTTGCATATTGCAAAAACTCATTCCGTCCGCTACTCCCATAATGTACTTCTTTGCACCGTCATCCAACTTCTCAATAATTCCGATCAGGCTAATAAGAGCCATCTTATCCTCGTTTGTCATATTTTTTTCCTTTCTATTTGATAAACAGTAGGTACAGTCCTACTACAACGACTACCAGTTCAGCTATGCTAAATATTAACTTTGCTACTTTTTTCATCTTATTGCCCTTGCAATGAAGAAATGGTATACTTCAGTCAGGTCTGAGGCTTTCGCCCCATTCCTAACTTTATTTTTTATTTGATACTTTGAAGTATCATGTGTATTACTGATATTAGAGTTCCAACCTCTAATGCCAGCCTGATGAGCTTTCCGGTTAAGACGGTGAGCTCATCAATGATTTTGTACCATTTCTTCATTGATTTTCTCCTTTCTCTTGTTTATGTAAACATTATAGTTCCTTAAGACAACTTTGTCAATAGTTTTGTGTTGTTTTAGGGAACTTTTTTCTTGACTTTTTCCCGCGTATATTTTATACTTCAGTCATGGAGGTAATTAACATGATAAAAAAACATCATTACTTTTATTTACCTTATTTAGATTAGTCATTGTAGTAGTTGGTCTGTTCCTGCTATTTAGCAAGACTATATAGAAAGGAGGTAGAATGGGCGAAAGGTTAAAGGAATTAAGAAAAACACTTGGACTAACTTTAGAAGCTTTTGGTGAAAAGGTAGGTGTTGGTAAATCTTCTATTTCACGATTGGAAAAGGGAACAAATAATCTCACAGAACAAATGATTTTAGCTATTTGCAGGGAATTCGATGTAAATGAAAATTGGCTCCGAACTGGAGAAGGTGAGATGTTTCTAAAGCTTGACAGAGAAACAGAAATTGCTAAACTTACACGAGATTTGTTATTAGAAGAAGAAGATTCTTTTAAAAATAGAGTTATA